CATCATAAATAGTTTTGTTCTCGGCAAAAACATAACCCTTGGCGAGTTTACCTAACTCTTCGGCTCCTGTAGCGCGTGCAGTGGTGCGTTGACCGCCGATAGGATTGGCTAAAGCACTGTTGTGGCGCTTCTTTGCGCCGTCCTTCCTACGGTCTACCTTTACAGGCTCATACATTTTACCTTTAGATTTATTAGTTGTTGTCTTGCCATCTTTGAATGTGTAATGAATTGTGTCTTCATCAGCCTCGGTCAATTCCTCATCAGCAGGTTCAGCCAAGAGCGGACCCGTGTCTGCCTCATCGGCTTCTTCGTCTCCTCCAAGGTCGAGGTCTTCACCTTCACCACCCAAGTCAAGTTCATCATCGCCACCAAGGTCAAGCCCACCGGCAGCACTAGCTGCTTCTGGTGCTTCGCCAGCGGCTTCCAAAGATGCTCTGAATTTTGCGTCATAGAACATTTCCTCTTCGTTTTTAATAAACTCTTCGTCAGACATGTTGAATAGATTTGTAGCAACCCATTTACGAGAGACATAACCCTCTGTCGCTGCTGATGCAACAGCAAACTTCTTTTCCCACTGTTCCAACTCTTGTAGTTCGGCAATTTTACTTGGGTTGTTTAGTTTCAGTTTAAAGGATAAAAGGTCATCACCCCTGTAGCCTAAAACATAAAGGTGTACCAAACAAATCTTTTCCAATTCAGAAATAACCGAACGTTGCAATCTTTGAATTGTTCTTGCAAAACGAATGTCTTTCTGTGCTAGAGTAGTTTTATCTTCGTCAGCACCCTCTCCACGAGCCAAGTAAGAACGGGGGATCTTTAGGGCTGAAAAGAGTTTGTCGCGGAGATAGTTTACGTCATCAATATCGCCAGTGAATGCACCACCGGGAAGATTCTCGATACGAGAACTTTGCCCACCGCGAACAGGAATGTAATAATCCTCATCGATGGACATTGGGTTGTAACGCAAGTCAACACGACCCGTATCAGGATCTAAGACTTGGTTTCTTTTTAGAGTGGTTTTGACCCTCTCCATGTATTGTTCAACATCTTCGGGGGCAATGTTGCCAACGTCAATGTAAAAAATTCTTCTTTCTGGCGAACGAACAATGCGGTAAGCCATCATCGCATCTTCTAGAAGAGTTAATTGACGCCAGATTCGACGCGCAGGCTCTAACACAGATGTTCCATATGGAGCATACTTGTCGTTGCCAAGGATTCTGAAGTTGGCTACCTGCCAGTTTTCAAAGGTCATCCCGCCAGAGTTCCACTGAAACTGAACATAATTTGGATTTGTTTTGTCTTCGCCTTCTAATCTTTCAATCTCAGATGGTGGCAACGCCAGTACGGACTTAACACCGATCTTTTCATCCACATCAAGATAGAGATAATAATCGCCGTTTTTGCACATACCTCGTGCCCAGCCATACAGGTTATACTCGATACCCAAAACTTCATACAAGAGTGTTCTAATGGTTGAACGAATCTCATCGTTGTGACACATAACATTAAGCATGGGCTGAAGATCTGAAAATGTGGTCATCTCATCAGCGTAAATGTCGAGCGTGGATGCAATTTCTGGGGTATATTCCATTTGTTCAAAATCAAGGTAACGCTCTAGTCTGTTTTGCGCTGAATAATATTTCGCGCTGTAATTGTCGTAGATATTATAAGAAGATTTCTTAAATTGTTTCCCTGACAGAGATGTGAACTTTGTCCCGTACTTATCAAGTTGTGCGCGGCGAAACCTACTTTGTTGTTTTGCGTCATGATTTACAATAGGACCGGAAAATAATCTGGTCAACATTTTGTAAAGTGGTGATGCGGTATTTCTTGGGTTTTTTGGATCTGCCATTTGTTTATCCTTTTATCAGTGCTGGGTACTGTAGTTGTTTGTAAGCCTGTGATTCCTTGTGTTTATTTGGAGAGAATGAGTCTTGTGATTGTTTATAACCGCTCATTCCCGGTATTCTTGAATCGAACCTGCCATTTGAAATACTTATTGAAGAAATCATTGCTTTGTTGTATTCTTGGTCTCGCTTATTAACGACCAAAGCAGTATCCCTTACCCAACAAGAAATAGCAGTTGACATAACCAAGTCGTCGTTATAACTTCTTTGTGCTTCTGCCCTGCCATTATTCCAAATAAAAGTTGTCATTTCATTATAAAGCCTTTGCGAGTTTATTTTAATTAGTTTATTACGCACAAACTCTTCCAATTTAGCAATAATGAGTGGTCTGGTCTTTGGAGTCGTAGAAAATCCAATGATAGAGTTGCTTACAGCCTCTGCTTGGAGTTTATCGACGTATTGGTGGGTGCCTTTTATGGAATAATAAAGGTTTGGATGGTCTAAATCTTTTAATTTTTCCAAAACTGCAATACCAAGAGAGTTGTTTTCTACCACTGTTAGACAAAATCCATACTCTTTTGATGCATTATAAATAAAGTGTGAGTAATCGTCGAGGTTTGGTTTACCCTGATACTCTGCTACTTGTTCAAAAGTATCGAGTCGCCAAATGTGGAACGCGGAATGGTCCTTGCCGTCACCACGGGCAACGTCGCCTACGAGCAAGTACTCTGCACCTTCTTGATAACCTTCCCAGATCCAAAAATTGCGGTCGATTCCTGTTTTGTGCATTGGGTCACACAAAGATAAACGTATTTTCTCCATATCATCTGGGTGAAACACGCCCTCGCCAGATTGATTGAATGAGCACTCTAACTCTTGTGCGATTTCACGACGGGACATGTTGCGAGTTTCTTTTTCAAACCACGCAGAGTCTCTATCTGGATGAACTGACCAAGGCAAACTTATGCTATTGAAATCATTTTTACCTTCTTCGGCTTCGGTAAATGTTTTATGGAACCAGTTGCCTACGCCGTTCGGCGAGGAAAGAGCGATGCAACGACCGCCAGTGGACAGTGTGGGGTATAAACCAGCCCACATCTCATCCATACCGTCAACAAATGCAGCCTCGTCTACTACGAGCAATGTCAAGGCTTCAGAACGACCGGCATCACCTGATGTTGAAGATGCTTTGATTTGAGATCCATTGGCTAATTCAAAAGAAGTTCTATTATCAATTTGAATCTTTGAAATCATCATCCAATCAGGGAGATTTTTAAAAATGTATTTTACTTTCTTGACTAAGTTTGTAGCGGTGCTTAGTTTTGTTGCAACAACGAGGACATTCTTTTCTCTGTGGAACAAAAGCATCCAAGCAATGTATGCTGCGGCTGATGAAGACAAACCCAACTGGCGAGCCTTGTTGATTACGTTGAAACGATAATCATTGAAGTCCCTAATTACGTCTTCCTGAAAAGGATAAAGACGAAAAGGAATAAGCCCTTTCATTGGGTGTGAAATTTTACAATAATTTTTTATGAAAAAAACAGGGTCTTTACCCGATTTTAGGATCTCTTGTAGTCGTTGTTGTTTGTTTAACTGATAAGACATTAAGCATTGTTGTTTCGTGAAAATCCACCCTGTTCTAGAAACTTCTTGTAAGAAGCAGCCATTTCTTTTTTGTTTATTTCTGCGCCTGTTGCGGCGACAACCTCAGAAAGACCGCTAATTTTATAAGGACGGACAGCGTGGACCAGTGTGCGATAGCGTGAAACATACTCAACATCAACTTTTGATTCGTCAGTAACTGGTGTTAGTGAAATTGACTTTCCTGCAACTTCGCGGTAATTCTTTTTTAGTTGTTCAACAACTTTCTGAATCATATCGTCCATGTCGTTTTGGAAACCGTTAATGCCATTCTTGTAAACTTGCTTAAGGACAATCTCCGCTTCGTAAGTTACGACAGCCAAATCACCATGAAAGCGAACCTTTGCAGCGTCAATGTATTTGCGATTTGTACTGGGAAGTTCTTCTCTTTTTAGTCCCATTTTGATTGGTTCGCCGTTCTCATCAACAGCGCCATCATAAAGGTTGCCTGCTGCTCGCGATAGGTCTTGTAAAACTTGTAAATCTGCCTTAGCCATTGTTTGGTCTCCACCCTTGTTGCCAGCGCTCTTCGCGCCCTTCAACATATTTTATGTAGCAAGACTCACAACACTGCCACCGTAAAACATAAATCTCATCTCGGGAATGAAGATTGTATTTTTTACAAGTGGGACAAGAAGTGTTCCCGCTCTTCTTAAATAGTTTTTTGCTCAATAAAACACCATCTTTATCTATTTTCTCTTGGTATTTCTCTTGAGCATAGTGTTTTTCGTTTATTTTCTTTAATTCTTGGAGATATTCTTCTTCTTTTTCGGTGGTCCAATCGGAACGAGGATTGTGAACACCCTTCTCTCCATACTTGTCAACTATTGCTTGTTCAACTTTTGCAACGTAATTTTGGTCTTTTTTCATTTACTAGCCTGTGCTGCTGCGTAAAAGATGCCAATGGATAAAGCAACACCACCAACAAAACCTGCAACAAACCAGTGTTTATTATAATCTGGTTTTTGTGATTTTTTAAGTGCGTCGTTCATTCTTACCAACTCGGCGTTTTTTATTTGCACAAGGGCTGAATGTTTTGCTTTTGAAGCCTCTAGTTGCGCCAAGATTGTGTTCTTAGATAGATTGCAAGTTGCCGTTAGGCTTCTTTTTTGTAAATCTTTTTCTAGATTGCACAGCTTGACTGCACTTTCGCGTTTGGCTGTTATCTTTGCTTCAGCCGCTTTGTCAAGAAGAATGCCAGCGAATGGGGCACGTTGACCCTTTTTTATTGCGGCGATTTTGCCAGTGGCAAAACAAGTTATTGGAAGTAGAGTTATTAATAAGATAATCGCTGTGGTTTTCACTCTTCTACCTCAACGACCTCTAGCCCAAATTCATCAGCAAGGGCTTGAATCCTTGCCTCTTCAGGCATTGCTACAATTTCTTTTATTCTTTTCTTTTCGGCTTTTTTGATTTTTTCACCTTGTTTAGCGCGGTCCTCTTCAATGACCTTTGTTATTTCCAAGAACTCTTGTTGGGCTGCTTCTATTTTTTTCACTTCGGTTGCGTGAGTTTTCTCTACAACCTCAAGTTCTTTTTTGCCTTGCTCTACTTTATCGTGGAAAAGTTGCTGGTATACATCGCCTTTTCGTAAGAAAACGCGGTGAACAACGAATCCAAGAACCAAAACAGCACCAGCCCACCAGTATGTTTTAGTCCAAATCCAAAGTTTTTGCAAAAGGTGCTTAACAGTTAGCCAAGTCATTACTTGCCCTTGAAGCGCCCTACAACGTCAACGAAGCCTTGTGTTCCAACGTATGCTGTGGCAATAATGATCCACTGCTCGGAGTCTACCTTCTCGGCGAGGAGAAGCCCTGTTGTTGTTAGCCATACCAAAAGTTTCTTTGATACGAATCTTTCTAAGTGCCTATCGGCAAATGCTTTTACTGCTGCCACCATTTTATCCTCTCTGGTTATAATTAACCGCAG